CCGTATTTCTATGCGCTTCAGGTCAGCTTCACCCGTTGGAATAGGTAAAGCAGTTGCATAAAAAAGGACAACCCCTGAACCGCTGTCAAGGATTGCCCTGTATCCCCCAACCGGGGGAAACGCATTTTTCAATGTTTCCTGTACCTCTATGAGTTCCAACCAATCACCGGTTGTTGTCCCGGTTATAATCAGGGTTTTTTCTTCAAGGCCGTCTTCACGGTCATCTTCAAATTCTGTGAGACTTCCCACAAAATAAGGATATTGAACCGGGGCTGTCCAGTTCTCAAACTCATAGGGTATGTTCAGTTCGTTCATCTTATTCTGAACAAAGTTCAACAGTTCTTTCATCAGTTCAGCCCCTTCAACTGTTCTTCTGCCATCTGAATAATCTTTGATCTTTCACTTGCAAATGCGTTGTACATAGGCCGGTTTGGTGTCTTGCCGTGCGTGAAATGCCGGTTGCCTTTCGCATCCTCATACACCCACGGTGTTTTTCTACCGTCACCGTTCAAGGCATACTGCCCTGTTCCGAATTCTTCCCATATCGCATTTTCATAGTTTGAACCAATGACAGCTTCTTTTGCACCCATGTCAACCTGATATTCATATGAACCACGGGTCTGACCCGTATCAACACGGCTGTTGCGCTTGATAGCAGCTTCAAGTTCACCGGCAGCTTCATTCAGAAACGCTTCACACGCACTGTCAATAGCTGCTTTGACCTGTATGCTGTTATCTGTGAATGTGACCTTGTTTGCCATGATCACACCCCCACACCAACATACCGCAAATAAATTTCAAGTTGTTCGTGCATTTCCATAGGGTCATCAATCAGCATGATTTCATAAACCACACCATTGACAACCATCCTTGCATTTTCGCTTGTCACACTGACCGCTTCACCCGGTTGGTCAGCTTTAATGATGCCCGTAAACAGATTGAACGGTGACCACAACCACCCCGGCTGCAAATCTGTCAGTTCCTGATAGTCACAAATAAAAACGTGCGTACTTTCCTGAACCTTTGCATTGTAGTTCATGATATTGCTGTCACCGGCTGACAAATCAAGCCAACCAAGGACGGCAGCAACATCTGACCACCCATGCACCCGTTCACCTATAGCGTTCTTTGTGCCTGCATCCTTGACTTGCAAAACTGCATACACATTTCCACCAATACCCTGCATTAGAACCGTGCTTTCATGTATGGTGACAGGAAACCAAGCAATGAAACCGGGTAACCCATTACTTGATTGTTGATATCCTGATCATAATAGGTCACGGAATGCCTTGACAGCGTTTCAGCCTTGACACCAACCTTCTGCCGGTTTTTCTGTTCCCAGATCAGAAGATTTATAATACCCTGCCGAATATCAGCAGGGTATTCAACCTTTGTGACCCGGTTGCAGTCAACACTGAACAGTGCCTTGTCAAGCCTGATTGCATCATCAAGTATTTCCGTGATGGTGTATAAACCATCATTGACCTGTGACTGTGTGATTTCCACCCGGTCACCAACCTTCAGGAAGGGTGAACCGCCAAAAACACGGTTGTTCAGGCTTTTTCCTTCAAACCTGACCGCCCTGTTCTGAAAATTGTTGTGGGTGTATGCCCTGATCAGTGTTTCAACCGCATCAAGTTTTTCACACAGCGTGGTTTCATCAACCCCTTTGAATTCTTTCATTGAAGTCAATGTTTCAACCGGTATGATCATTTATTCCACCGCCTTTTTCCGCTGCCGTCTTCCCTTCTTTGCCGGTTCAGTGGTATCAGGCGTTTCATCCTGTACCTGTTCCGGTTCAGTCTGTTCACCGGCAGCGTCATTTTCATCATCTGCCGGTTCAGTGGCCTTTGGTGTGATGCTGTCAAGCACCGTGCACTTTGCCCTTACTGACAGTTCTGAAAAGGTCACCGTTGGGGTTTCAGGCAGCGTCACCTTCTCACCAACGGTGAACCCGTCTTCATTCAGTCTGACAGTAAAGGTGTCACCATTGCAACCGATCAGATACGGCAGGCCGTTGATGATATAAAATCTAATCATGGTAACACCTTCCTTTCATCAGCCGTTGGACTTAATAACACCCATCCTGACGTTCTTATGGTTGAACTTCAGGCTGTAGTTGGCAGTTGTACCGAGTTCTGCAAAAGTCGGGCTTTCCTTTGCGATCTGATCAACCGCAAGAGACAGGCCGTTCGGATGAAGAACCTTGCCCTGCTTGGTATAGAACTTGTCAACACCGGCAGACGTTTCCGGGTCATAGTCGGTGGTGTACTGATTGTCATAGTTCGTCTTGTCAGCAGACAGGAACGCACCATCACCAAACAGATACGTGCTGTACACCGGCAGCGTACCGGAAGTGTCAACGGTGTAGTAGTCAGTGACCTTCACCAGTTTGCCACCGATACGTGGCAGGGTGATTTCCTGCTTGATCACACCGCCAACGGTGTACTTGTCGTATTCAACAAGTTCAAGTTTCTTGTACGCTGCAAAGATAGCACTGTGCATGATCAGCAGACCAAGACCGCCTGCCATATCACCAAGTGCAGCCTGTTCAGCGTCAATCAGCGTGGTTGCACCGATCTTGTTTGCAGCTGCTGCCGTGCTGCCAGATGCAGACAGGTCTGTAACATGATCAGACAGGGCAGACACACCAAGCACTGCCTTTGCAATGTTCATCAGTTCCTTTTCCCACACCTGCGTGTAGTAGTTCTGAATTTTGGCCTTGACGTTGCCAAGCGGATCAGCACCGGTCAGTTCATGGGTGAAATCCTTTGCCTTGAATGCTTTCATTCTCTGAATGAGCATACAGGTCTGCTTTCCACCGGAAACCTCAACCGGCACGTTGTTGGTCATACCGTCATTGTTCAGCGCATCCATGCCCGTGTCAAACACGTTCAGGGGCTTATAAAACGGAATGGTTGCAACGTTACCCTTTGCACCGATAGCATCCATGATGGAATCATCCTGACGCACGATCCCGGACGCAAGGATTTCATTACTCCAGAAATCACTTTCCTGCATCATGCCGGTGAAAACTTCTTCATCAAATTCAAAACCGCCAAAATTACCAGTTCTTGCCATTTGTACATCTTCCTTTCATGTATTTGTTTAACTTAATGTGACAACTGATTGAACAGTTCAGGATTTTCATTCTTCAGCTTCAGACGTTCGCTGTATCCCATCTTATAGAACTGTTCCTTGGTGACCGTCTGCTGACCACCTGCCCCACCCGGCAGATTGTTTTCAAGAACCTTCTTACCACCTGCACCGTTTCCACCATTACCGGCAGCGGTGAACTGTGCCGGGTGCTGTGTCTTCAGCCCTGCAATCAGATCATCAATACCCTTGATCTTGTCATCTTCACCAAGTTCAAGGGTCTTGTTATCCGCTTTCAGCTTTTCCTGTGTCTTAAAAACAAGGTAATCAACGTCTTCCGCACCGGCCTGTGCAAGCGCAAACTTCAGTGCGTTTTCAACCTTCAGTCTCTGATTTTCTGCCTGTAAATCAGCAATCTGCTGTTCATATTCAGAAATCTTCTGCTGTAAAGCCTGATCTTTACCGGCAGACTTCTTCAGTTCTGCAATCAGGCCGTTTGCCTTTTCCAGTTCTGCCCTGCTGCCGGTCAGGTCAGTTTCAAGGGTGGTGTATTTGTCCTTGGACACATAACCCCCTTCTGAAAGATTGGCAAGTTTCACCTGCTTGTCTTTGTTCGCTTCATCACCGTTGTATGCAGTGATCTTTTCAGACACCTGTGCAAACAGGTCATCACCAAGAATGCTTTTCAGAAAATCCATCGTGTTCTTCCTTTCTTTTTGTTCGTGTTTTTATATCCGGTGTCACCGGGGAACAGCAGCATTTATATATCCGCATCTGCAAGCGGTAATGTATCAAAAAAAGCACCCTTTGTTGGGTGCTTTCCTTGCAGTGTTATTTGCTTGCCCGTCAGACCTCATATATTGGTCATATAGGCGTTTTCTGTGTGTCCGTGGGTATTTCTTCACCTAATACAGAACATCTTCATCTAAGGTCAGATATCCAAGGTCATACACATCTTTCTTTTTCTTGATGCATTCAGAAATGATCTTCAGTATTTCAGCATCAGACCGGCCTGTCATCTGTGACCGGGGAAATGCGTCATCAAACACTTCTTCATACTGTTCCATTGCATCAAATAACTGTTGTCTGTCCATCATTTAACCCCCTTCATGATTTTCAGCATTGCCTGATAGCTGTTTGGCAAGTAGTCCTTCACATAATCCAGTTCACGACCACCACAAACTTCTGCACTCATCATATTAGCCCACATTTCAGATGCAGCTTCATACGTTCGTGCAATACTCTGTGTCTTTGCCTGATTGCTTGCGTCAAATCCAAGGGATTTGTAAACGCTTTGCAGTCCTTTATGGTCACCAAACTGTTTTGCAGCGTTGTATTTCCGGTTATAATACCGGTCACCATGCCCCCATGCAACCCGTTTTCCCAACAGGCCGTCAACAGCATCCTGAACACCTGCTGAAGCGTCATCACCTTTCATTGCTTTCAGAATATCACCTGTCAACCGCTTCTGCAATTCAGCTTTATCCTGACGGACGGCAGCAAGAAATTCATCACTTGAACTTGCCACTTTTTTGAACTGTTGGGGGTACTGCAATGCACCGTGAATTGCGTCCATCTCTTTGAAGTGCACAGCATCACCATAATCACACTTTGCATCAAAGAAATGACCATATTCATGTGCCACCGTGCTGTATTTACTCATACCACCGTCAATGTTTTGCTGTGACGGATATGAATATTCAATGTCATTCAGTGACGGGCTGTATCTTCCACCACCTGACTTGTACCGCACTGCCTTGACTTCATCCGCATGGTCATACATCCGTTTAACATCCGGGTTTGAATGATTTTGAAGCAGTTCAGTGTATTCCTGATAATCATCATCTTTCATTGAACCCTTCAGTTTTGATGTATGCTGAAGAAAATCAGGAACGTCAACAGTGTCAGCATCTTCAGGAAGGTTCAAATACTTTTCCCTGAAATCTTCAAACTGATCTGATTTATCAAGCCCAAAAAAATCAGCACGGTCTTTCAACGTGTCAAGTTCATCTTCATCCAACCCCCAAACGGCACGTTGCAGCAGGCAGCACCGGCAGTTGCAGTCTTCAGCAGGATCACCAAACCCACCCGGGTACTGTGCGTGAAGTCCCCCCGGCAGCGTGAATTCTTCATCAACGTCCACAATTACACCGTCAAGCTGTCGGTGTGTGTCCCGTGTCCGATCATCCAAGGTGCTGCACCATTGCTTTTTGATCTTTGCACCGGTTTCTTGTGCTGCTTTCTGTGCGTCAAGTGTGGACTGCTGCTGAACCCTGTGACCTTCAGTTCGTGCAATCCTGATTGTGTTGTTGATTGCCCTGTCAAACGGGCT